AAAATAAAAATGACATGAAATTTTACAACGATTTACGACAAAGCAAACTATCAAACGAACACAACCAAACATCTGAGATTTTGAAGAAAGAGAGCAAGATGGCTGAAGTTTACAGTTTTGTTGCTAAAACTGCTTACGAAAAGAGGATGAAGAGAAGGTTCGGGACTGATAAGTGGCTACAATTTCGCGAACAGTGCCCATTGGGTCAGGTTCGTAAGTGTTGGACCCACTTCAAGATAAGCGATGGAGCCTGTTTCGCTTATTTACTAGTGAATTTAACTCTTGAAGGTGCTAGGGCCTTCTTGAAAATGAGTGCTGGAAACAAGAGACTCGTCATGGATAGAGTCAGAAAATCAATGTGCTCGGGCTTACACTACAACCCAAATATGGATGAGTTTGAGTGCGAGTGCGGGTTTATGTCTGAGCAATTCTCGAAGGTCTGTGAGGATTGCGAGAATAGCTATAAATACACGGAAGCTAACTTGCTTCACAATATAAGCCAATTGGCCGCTATTCTTGAGTGTAACATTAGCGAAATTCCGAAATTTTCAATCTTGGAAATTGAGGATGAAATTGCTTTTTATGAAAGCACAAACAAAACCGCAGGGCCTGTTGCGGTCGCGCAAGTTGTTGATGGACCTGTTTCAACTGCTTGTGGTTCAATCCCCAAACCTGGATGCGATGAATTTCAAGTTGAAGGGAAAGTTGTTGGGGAAAGTGAAATAGTAATTAAAAAGATAGCAGATCCTGAGCTATCACATTGCGTCAGAAAGGATGTTGTGGAACCTGTGCAACAACCAAAAGACGAAGAGAATGAAGTTGAAAAGAAGGTTAAGAGTGCTGCGAAATCTGTGCAGCCCAAGGAAAAAATTCAAAAGGTTTGGAGGCCAATTCATGAGAAGCCAAAGAAAATAGACGTGGCGTTGAAAAATGAACTCAAAGAATGTCTAGATCTTGCAATTAAGATTGGTGACTTCATTATCAACCCCGCCACATTTGAGGCAAAATTAGAAGAGAAACAGGAAAAATTTGCTGTTCATGTCAAGAACATGACAGAAGAGGAGAAATCTGAGGAGAAGGTGAGGGACTTTAAGTACAATTTCAAGAAAGCCTTCTGGCCAAAAGAGAAAGCTGTTAAGAAAGGCCCAATGGAAAGGAGCAAGATGGAACATTTCCCACAAAGAATTGTTGACAAAATTGAAAGTGGGATTGTTGAGGAAATTAAAATCAAAGAAGAAGTAATTCCAGGTAGGAAGATGGCGATGAGCAGAAAGAAGCAACCGGTTGTACTCAAATCACGGGTCTCATACCCTGTTGAGAAACTTTGCAACGAAATTGGAAGGATCATGGAAGGAAAAGAAATTGAGATCATCAACAAGAGGAGGATGAGAATGAAGGCCGAGTCTGGGATGGTGGTTGTTCAGGTGGGGCACATGGATGGATCGAATCCAAATCAGGATCTCACCATCGATGACTATTCAGAGGATCAATTTAATTGGATCATGGACGGTTTTAAGCCTAAAGTCATGTTTGATAGCGATGTGGTTCCTGGAACCAGTGGAATGGTGTATAAAAACAAAAGAAATGATGGAAGGAAATACACCATAATCCGAGGGAGACTTGAAGGCAGTGTTGTTGATGCAAGAGATGTTCTCAATGAAAGTGAAAGGAGGAGAGTGAGAAATTATTCACCTCGAGGAATGCACTTAATCTCCGAAGAGTACAGAAGAAGCGAGTTCGCAGTTCAAGAGAATCGTACAATTCAGATCGTTGACAATGTCGTATATGTGAAAGATTCAACTGCACTTCGAAATTTCATAAATGCGACAGCATTGAATGGAATTGTGAGGAACGCTCAAGGAGCCACCAAGACATGCATAGCTGGTTTGAGAAAAGCGGCAAAGTTTGGAGTTGGTTATGACATAGTCATGAACCACTATGTGTGTCCTGTATGTAAAATGAGAGCAACTGATATTTCTCTGCTGGGATCAAATTGTGATTTTTGTGATGAAAGTAAACAAAGAGAAATAGATCACGTTGAAGAGTTCAAAACGATTCCCATAAATCCAATTGAAGGTGATTTCCACCCCACAGTGATTGAAGCAATGAAAGAATCTTGGTGGAGATCAGACGTGGAGGATTGGCCGATTGAGAAAGTTTACAAATCAAATGGAAGAGAAGTTCACATTGAAAAGCAAGGCCAAAGATCATTTAACGTGGAATTCTCATTGAGCGAGTGCACGAGACATAAGAGTTGGGATTTGATTAAGATTGCATTTGAGAATGATCTAACCTTATGTAATCTTGACTATTCATGGATGGACATGCTTCCGTGTACAACACTGAATCATTTATTCACAAAGGATTTTGAAGACGACATCCATCCCGAGATGAGAGAGTTGCTAGAGCGAGACAATGCACGAACAGTGTTCAGGAGCAACGTTTATGTTTCTAGTGAAGAGATATGTCCAGGATGGAGTGGAGTAATTCTCACCATGGAGTCAGTTGATGATGAAGATATAGAGAATTTTGATTGGATTAATGGGATTTGTGTTGTCCAAGGAAGGGACAACGTGTCATTGAGAATTCAGAATGCAATGAGGATCAAAACAAGTGAGGAAATGAAGGATATTCAATTGTACAGTTTTGATCTAAGTTGGGCAAAAAGCAAAGAAAAATTCATCGAACACTTTGCTGAGGATGAAAGAAGAATAATCAAAACATGCTGCACACCAAGCGCCTTGTGGCTTTATGCACGGAAGGCCAAAGTGTATGGATATGTTGATTATTTGATTTTGAAAGAATCGAGCATTGTTGATCTTTGTGTGAAATTAGAGTATGTAGGTCAACATTTGAGTCTTTTTGAGAACGTTGAAGATGCATGCATTGAATTTGCTCATTTCATGGATGGCAACATTAGTTCAAGGAATCTAGAAGATGAACCAGAACTGTCAAGAGTGAGACTGATGATAAAGAGTTTCTTTGATTCTGTGCGTGAACAAAATAAGTACGAGATAATTGACAGAATCATTGAGAAAAAAACACGATTAGAAGCAGACGAAATTATTATGCGCGAGCTCATTCGTCACCAATACGCAGAATTGTTTTCATGGCGCGAGCGTATATTAAATCGTTGGTCTTCGAAGCGGAACACTCTATCAAGTTTATGGGAAAAGCAAGAAAACGCCAATTCAAATTCGTGTTCGATCATTTCATCGCTGCTATCAAAACCGGGCCTCGAACACATGAGCAATTGGGCTTACACAGTGTGTAAAGTTCAAGCTAAGCATGGAATTAGCATGTGTGACAACGTGATCAAATTTGTTTTATCTAGAATTGTAGAATTAGGTAAGTCAGCTTTCTTTAGATGGTGGGAGTCATGTTTTTATAACGTATTCTGCATTCTAGCAACTGCATTTGTAACATACTTTCTCAGTAAGTTCGTGAACTTTGTCAAGAAGCTTGTGATGAGCGAAAGGAAAGAGACGTTGGAGTTGGAGAAAGGTCTTGTCGAGGTTCAAGGCAAGAAAGAGGAGGCTTTTGTAATGAAATGGTGTGCAATGCTGACTCTACTAATGAGTTTTGTGAATTTTGATTGGGCAATGGCAAGTGTGTCAGCGATGGGAAAGTTGAAAACTATTTTCAGCGCATTTGGTAACAATCTTGTTGAGCTCCAAGCGGGTGATGATGATGCATTCAAGTTCACAACTTTTGAAGTAGAAGTGCCAGGCAATGGGAAAAGTAGTGATGAACAAACTTTTGAGGAATGGATGAATCATTGCATAAAGTACAATTTGACGACTCAAGAGCCGACCACAAGTGGACCACTTCTAACTCTACATAGGGGAAAAGCGAAGGATCTCGCGGAAACAATTAGAATGCACAATTCTAGTGATTTGCGAGTTTTTGGTGGAGTTGGATCTGGTAAATCGACAAGTCTTCCAAGTGAATTGATGAAGTTTGGTTCTGTTCTAATCTGTGTTCCAACTAGAGTTCTTGCAAATGCATTGCACGATTCATACATGTCTCTGTTTGGTTTTGACATATCAGTTGCGTATAGAGGAAGAGTCAGAACAGGAACGCAACCGATCACAGTGATGACATATGGGTATGCTTTAAATCATTTTCATTACAATCCAGGTAATTTGAATAGTTTTGAATTCGTAGTGATGGATGAAATACATACATTTCCAACTGAATTGAATCCTCTGTTTTCGTTGATTAGAGAGACAAACCCCAAGAAGAAGATTATAAAAACATCTGCAACTCACGTGGGACACAATGTGGAATTGTCAACAAATCACAAAGTTGACATCGAAACTCTCACTCCAATGGGAGTTAAGAAATGGGTTGAGTTACAAGGAACGAATGTTTTTGGAGATGCTTCTTCGAAGGGGGAGGTGATTTTAGTTTTTGTTGCCACATACTCTGAAGTGGATGAAGCAGCCGATGGTCTTAGGAATAAAGGTTTTTCTGTCCTTAAGGTTGATGGAAGGAATTTCAGGAAAAACACTGAAGTGCAGAAGATGGTTGATGATCTTCCAGGACCCATAAAATACATTGTTGCAACTAATATCATTGAGAATGGGGTAACTTTAGACGTTGACACGTTGGTCGACTTTGGAGAAAGAGTGTCCCCAGTTCTTGATACTGACGGAAGATCTATCATAATGGCAAGGAGGAGAATTTCAAAAGCGGAAAGACAGCAGAGGTTTGGTCGTGTGGGAAGAATGAAACCAGGGACAATTTTTAAGTTTGGTAAAGAGGCTCTTCCTGATTCTATGAAGAGCGTTGTTGGTGCGACTGAAAGTGCAATGATTTGTTTTGCTTATGGTATCAAACCAGTTGTTGATGATGTTGACATTGGTGCCATTAGTAGAATTACGAAAAAGCAAGCACTAACAGCAACTCTGTATGACTTGAACAGAATCTTCACTGTACATTGCATAGATAAGCATGGTTTCATTCCAAGATCAGTTCATGAATTATTCAAACCATTCATGATGAGAACTGAAGCCGTTGCAATTTGCGAGTCATATCTATCAGCGGACACAAGTCAGTGGAGACCATTGTCAAGTTATATGAGAAATACCGAGGAGACAGCTCATGTGCGAAACGTTAAGATCCCATGGTTTTGCTCAGATATGAGCTCTGATTTTATAGTCAAGCTAGCAGAGTGTGTCGCTCATGCAAAACCGAAATTTTCTTGTAGTTATGACGTTGAAAATGTTGATTTTCATGTCGTTGCTCATAAGATAAGTGTAGGTGAGCACAATATTGAAGAATCAAAGGCACTTGTTAGCGAAATTCTAAACAGAGTCAAACAATGGAGGGATAATTTGATCTATAAAATGAGCACTCCAAGGAACAATAGTTTGATGTCCCTAATGGTAGGATGGATTCCAAAGAAAATAGAGAAGACCCGCAGTCAACTTGAGATGAGGATTCAGAGGTTGGAAATGTTGTTGAGTCAATTAGATAATGTGTCAGTCAGCCATGATTATGATAGTTTAGTGCGATTCTTCGCAGAGAACCCACATTCAGCTGAATATCTCGAAGCTCAAGGGAAGGCTGAGTACCTTGAAAACAAAGTCCTTAAAACAAAAATTCGAGAAACCGACTGGAGGGTCGTGGCTGGACTATTAACTGCAACAGTAGGAGTAGCGTGTCTTTCATACTGGTTTTTGAGAAGAAAGGAGGCAATTCAGCAAATTGAGATTCAAGGGAAAGTTGGATACAAAAGAGACAAAAGAACTGCCAGATACGTGTTTGATGGACCTGACCAAGATATGGTGGAAGCATTTGGAGTTGAATACTCTCATGATGTGATGTCAGGTAAGATGTCAAAAGCACAGAAGACTAAAAAGGCAAAAGATGCTGGATGGAAAATTGGGAAAGTGGATAGACCCAAGAAAATTTTCAGTCAGTTATATGGAGTCAATCCTTTGGAGTTTGATGAAGTATATATGACAGTGGGTGATTGTAAAGGGCAAGAATGGAAAACAACCGACTTAGATATTGACGAGATGTTTGAGGAAATATATGACGACTTCTCTCTCGCGAACAGGTTCAAAACCGTTCCGAAAGACGTTCATCTCGTTTTCAAGAAAAGTGGATCTGATGAAGAGTCGGTTGTAACTTTGCAGCCACATCGATCACGAATGGCGAGTTCCATGTCTTTGAATCCAATGGGATTTCCTGAAGAAGAAGGAAGATGGAGACAGAGTGGAGAAGTGAGGAGAAGAAAGAGAATTGAAGAAGATGTCGAAGTACAAGTTGCCAATCCTGTAGTCGTGTCAGAGTTCGCTCATGTTTTCCAAAGGATTGGTAGACTAAACTTTTCAGGGAGAGGTTTGAACTGCATTTTCCATGGCGACAAAAGCATAATGCCATACCACTTAGCCAGTGAAGGTGATCCTAAAGATCCTCTTATTGTAACCACGTCAAGAGGTCAATTCGATTTAGGACCATTGAACTTAGTTAAGTGCAAGAAAGTTTCTGATTATGACCTTGTTGTAGGACAACTACCAAGAGACATGCAACCTTTCAAAGCAACTCAAATTTTGAGAAAACCTAAAATGGACGAAGAGGTTGCGTTAGTCACGCTCAAGAGAGATAAAGGAAAGATGTTCATAAGGACGAGCAACCCCACTAAAATCTATAAAGCTGAAAAAGATAAATATTCACATCTGTGGGTTCATTTTGTTGAAGGAGCAAGTGGAGATTGTGGGGGTCCTTTAGTAGCACTAACTGATCACAAGGTAGTTGGGTTTCATAATGGCATAATTAGAGATGATCAAGGAAAATTCTTGCGTTCTGTCTTTACACCGGTGAGCGACGATCTCATTAACATCATTAATGAGAAAACGCCGCTTAATGATTTTTGGAAATTTAGGCAGGATGCAATTTCATGGAATGCAGTGATTAAGACAGCGAGTTTGTTCCCAGTAACAAAAACAATTCTTGGAGTACATGTGCAGGTCGGTGCTGGGGACAAATACATAGGTGGAAATCTCATGACAGTCGGTGAAGTCAACAAGCATGCATACAGTAATCATGTCATCAAAGGAAAAAGAGCTGAGTTCCTGCAGTATTGCCTTGAGCATAGGGAAAACTGTTTTGAGAAGTTTAGAGATTCATATGGACCGAGCATTATGACAGTTGGGGCCTTTTATAAGGACCTAATGAAGTATGATGAGCCAGTGCAAGTTGGGAGGATTGATTTTCCTAGTTTAGTGCATGCATTTCTAAATGTCGAAGATGTGTTGCTAAGCTTAGGATTTGATGAAGATTGTGGTCCAGAGTGGGATCCATATGAAATCTATTCTGATTTAAACAAGAAAGCAGCAATGGGAGCTCTATATCATGGATCGAAGAATGAATGGCTAGCCAACATAACACCTGAAGATTTTATAATGCAAGTTCAGGAGAGTTTCAGGATGTTAGGGCATGGAGTTGTTGGAGTTTGGAGCGGGTCTTTGAAAGCTGAACTCAGAACGAAGGCTAAGATTGCAGAAGGAAAGACAAGAGTTTTCACAGGAGCACCAGTAGATGTTTTACTGGCAGGAAAAATTCTGGTGGATAAGTTTAACAAGCACTTCTACTCTCAGCACTTGAAAGGACCCTGGTCCGTTGGGATTAATAAATTCAATCGTGGTTGGAATAAACTAGCAGAATATTTTAACCATGATTGGAAATTTATTGATTGTGATGGAAGCAGATTTGATAGTTCATTATCTCCAATTCTATTCCAAATGATTTGCCACTTGAGAGAGAGATTCGGTCATTTCGACTGGGGTGAGACTAATGCGTTGAGAAATCTATACGCACAAATAGTATACACTCCAATCTTAACGATCGATGGTAATATTGTCAAGAAACACAGAGGTAATAATAGTGGTCAGCCCTCAACAGTAGTTGACAACACATTGATTCTAATGTTAGTTGTTGAGTATTGTAAGGCTTGGCACTATAACACAAGCGGGATTGTCATGAAATTCAAGTACATGTGTAATGGTGATGATCTTATAATCAATGCTCCAGATAGCGAAATCAAGATAATTCAAGCCACTTTTAAGAATTTATTCAAAGATTGTGGTTTAAATTATGATTTTGATGATCTTCATGTCAATATTGAGAGTGTTGAGTATATGAGCCACCATTTCATGAAAAGAGGAGACTGTTACATCCCAAAGTTGAGCAAGGACAGAATAGTGGCAATTCTGGAATGGGAAAGGAGTGATGAGATTTTCAGGACAAGAAGTGCACTCAACGCAGCTTACATTGAGAGCTTTGGATATGACGATCTCTTTTCGGAAATTGAGAAGTTCTCAGAATATTGGGCGAAAATGAAAGGTGTTGACAATGTCCTAATGAAGAGAGAACATGTTGAATCACTTTACTTGGATGATAAATTTGAATTAACTGAAGAAATCATCAATTCATTGTCACCAGCTTCATTTGAGTTCGGTTATGTTGAACTTCAGGCAGACACGATAAACAAGGAAGAAGTTGAAAAAGAAATTGAAGATAATAGAAAGCTGTGGTTCGAAAATCGAGCGACATTGGACAAGAGCCCGTATCAAGCAAGAAAGGACCAAAAACCTTATGCTGAGAAGGTTGACGAGCTCTTGAAGAAATTGAAGGACGCTGGGATTGAAACCAGGAAAAGACCATGTGGTGTTCCTAATGCAGATGAGAAAGATGAAGAAGATGAAAAATCACAAGATTCAAAAGGAAAAAGACCAATGCTCAAAGATGACAGGATTGTGAGGAGGGATGATGTTGATAAAATTCCGACTAACGCTCTTGAGTTCAAGAAGGATTTCAAACCAGCAAGAGCTTCAAGAACTTCGTACATCTGGATTCCAAGGTCACAAAGGGATAATCTCACACCGGACGTTGTCAAGAATTTTCTAGCGTACATTCCGCCGTCTCAAGCAATTGATAATCAAATGGCGTCGGGAACCCAAGTCGAGAATTGGGCAGTTAGGACAGCAAGTGCATATGGTGTGTCAATTCAACAATTTTACGAAACCGTTTTACCCGCTTGGATTGTTAATTGCATTGTAAACGGAACGAGTGACGAGAGAAAAACAGAAACGGTTTGGAGGGCTGTGGAGCTGAATTCACAAGGTGAGGATGTGGACGATATGGAATATCCAATTGAACCCATTTACAAACATGCTCTCCCAACTATGAGAAAAATAATGAGAAATTTTTCGTCACAAGCCATACTTATGTATCAGAATAGTGTGGCAGAAGGAAAGGCCTTCACTGTGAAGGGTGCTAGGAATGCTGGTTATTCAGAGATGGAAGATCAGTGGTTGGGAATAGATTTCCTAGCAGAGGCTCAGTTGTCGCGAAACCAACTGAATATTAAACATCAGATATTAGCCGCAAATGTTTCGCGTGGCAGCAAAGATTTGTTTGCTCTAGCTGCCCCAAGTGATCAGGGACGCGTAAATGCTGAGCGTCATCTGACGACTGATGCTACCGCACATAGACATACATACAGCGGAGCACAAATAGAATAGTCTTAGAGGGACTATAAACCTGACGGTCCTGTGTCAGCGTAACTTAAATTTACTTTTCGTTTAAGGTATTTTAAGTATCCATAGGGTCCGCAGCGGGTCTCTATTCGCTATCTTTAATTGATTTCGGTTAAAGATATTCGTTAGGGGTTCGAGGTGTTATTTTCCGTAGTAATCGGTTTTAGTTCCAGTTGCTATCGGTTGGAATTATTAACCCCTTATGCGTAAAATTCCAAAAAAAAAAA